AAGTTTGGTGAACAACTCCTTAGGATAGTGAAAAAATGTTTATCAACTGGCATGCCTCCTGCAGGTTCGGGAGTATCTTGGCCACCTCATTCGGCAAGTACCATAAAGTCTTTGGGAGAACATACTCTCTTAAACTGGACTGGGCAATATAGAAGATCGGTAAACATTTACCATCAACGTAATAGAACCTATGTAGGTTTACCTAATAATGTAAGGAAAATACGAAAGAAAGGTAAAGAATCTGGAAAAACCTTAAATCAAATTGCCATTCTATTAGAATACGGTAGTAAAGATTCTAACCTTCCCCCTCGTCCTCTTTGGGCTCCTGCATATAAAGCTGCAGGTGGAACTAAGGTATTACAGAAAATACTAAGGAATGAAATTAGAAAACAATTAAGGAATCATGGCTTTTAATATCGATAAGACTTCTGGGGTTGGACCTGCCACCATTAACATTCAACCCTCAGAATATAATACCACTGGTAAAGATATTAACCAAACTATATATGTAGAGATCGGTGGAAAAAGGCAACCAATTAACCTTATCCAGAGACCTGCTGCATTAAGTTGGAAATATACCTTTACCGTAGAACCAACTTCTACTAGCATTGAACCAGGTGGTGGATCTGTAAGCTTAACCGTTAAATCTACTAAGCAACAGCTAGTAAATGGAAATCTAGTAGGAGAAGAGATACCTCTAAATTACACCGCTATTCATTACTCTGGTAATTCCTTTGTAACTATAGATGGTACTACATTGAGGGCAGAGGCTAATGATAATACAGATAGTAGAATAGAGACTATTCGGTTTACTCAAGCTGAATCTGGACAAGTTCAGGATATAGTAATAGAACAAGCAGCTAATGTTCATTATTACTTCTCTGCAGGAGTTCCTTCTACTACAGTAGAATATGATGATACCTCTTATGACCCTAAAATAGAATCTTACAGGATGGTAGGTAATAGAAGAGAGGAAGTTGGATATACTTTGTATTCTGACAGTTCTGATATGAATGCTGGTAGTACTAGTTTCTCATTCTCTAAGAATCCTAACAATGAAGCTAGAACTATGAGTGGTAGAGCAGTACAGAATGATACTAATCAAGTTATAAATTTACAAGTTACACAGAAAATGTTACCTATGTGGGTTTTCAGAGGTGTTCATTTTAAGGATTACTATTCTTCTAATGAATCTATTAATAAAGAACATCGAGTTATTATAACTAGTAGATATGATGATTTCTATACTATAGATTTTGAAGTATCTAAAGGTAATAGTATGGCTATGGCTTTAAAAGCCAGTGGTGAAAATAGCGATTGGTCTAAAGCCTTTAGAGTTATTCGGGTTTCAGGTAGAATGACTAGAACTGGTCAGAGCCTTAGATTAGAACCTAAAGGAGTGAGTAATATAACTTTAGGCGAATTTGATAGTAATGGGGAATTTAGTACCATAGAGAATCTAAGAGATCCTGGATTATTTTCAGATAATCTTTATGATTTCAGTAACTTAGACAAACCAGAATCAGAAAGGGTCTGGAATTTAATTGGAAGTTTACCAGGAGGGTTCTATGCCTTTACTAGGGCTAGTCAATATAGGTTTTCAATATTCAATCACCTTCAATAAAGATTTCTATGGTAAATACAGAAGAAATCGTAGAAAGAACTTTCTATATAAGTTTACTACATACTGCTTTAGAAAAAGGATTAACTGTTAATCCCCAAGATTATTTACCTGTATCTCCTGAAAATGAGAAAAAGTTTGAGGCTGATATAAAAGGTTTAAAGAAATTCATCCCAATTTTTGGAATAGGTAATAATCAAGTACGAGGTATAAAAACTTGCCCAAGAATCACTTTAGAGTTACAGGGATATTATCCTGGTAATATTGGAGTAGAGAAATTTATAATAGGAGATAAGTTAGAGAATGGTAACTACCAAGCATCAGAGTTTCCTTTCGAAACTAAAGATATAACTATTGATGTTCACTTGGTAGCAAATACCCAGCCAGATATGAGGTTACTCCATAGCCTCATGTACCAAGCTTTACCTTCAAGAGGTTACTTAAAACCCTATTATAATGATCTAGAAGAATGGTCTTCAGGGCGAGTAGGTCCTACTGGTAATCTGTATATAGAGATAGGTAACTATTATGATCACCAAGATGTAGAACATGGTATATTAGAGAAGGTATACCAATACACTTGTGTAGATGGCCTTCTTGAGGAAAAGCTTCCTGGAGAGGGAGAACTTGTACCTATTACAGATATATCGGTTCTAATCGGCACAATCGAAGAAAAAGAAGAAGGAATGCTCAACTTACATCTAGTAAGCTAAACCGAGCGATACTTATCGGTTTTAAATAAACAAGTAACTAACTCAAGTAACTAACTTTTAAAAACAAGTAATATGCCAACTTCACCTCATGTTGATTTTGTCTTTCAGAACAATAATGTTCTGCAGACTACTCCTATGTTAGGAGTTTCTTGTGTATTGGCTAGAACTACTAAAGGTGTATACGATGACCCCTCAGAAATCATCTCTTCCTATCCTCAATTCCAAAGACAATTTGGAAAAGAGATAGTACCTGATGGTTCTGTATCAAATATCGAAAAGGCACTTGTAGGTGGTTCAAAGCTGCGTATTATTCGAGTACTTGGTAAAGGTGCCACTAAGGGTGTAGTAAAAGCTACTCGTGAACTTGCCAGAAGATTGAAGCCTGCTTCAGATAAAGAAGAATCTCCAGTAGTAGCTTCATCTACCCCAGACCCAGTTACTCCTCAAACCTTGGTAAAGATTACCTCAGGTTCTACTACCGTAGGATTTGGATTAGTAACTAAAGGCTATGGAGATCCCATTGGTACTGGAGAAACTTTTAGAGTGGGTTTCTATAAACAATTTAATACCATTTACTATGTGATCTATGGAGCTACTGGTGAGATCCTCGAACAAGGTCCAGTACTAACTTATAAAACCGCAGATTCTCTCAATAATACTTCTTTCGATTACTTGGCTCTTTCGGCATTTGCAAAGAATTCCCAGTATCTCGAACCTAAGATGACTGAAACGGTAGAAGGCATTAAATCTTGGGAGAACCTGATTCAGTGGTTAACTACTTCAGTAGATGGTAGTAAAGATAAGGTAACTGTTACTATCGGAGAAAAAGAAGTAACTAACGAAGAAGTATCTTTTGATGGTACCATTGGTAATGCGGGTACTACACCCACTGCCGACGAATGGATTGCTTCATTGGAATTCGTAAAGGATTATACCGATGTATACCAACTTTTCTGTTCCCATATCTCTCAACATTTGGAACAAGATGCCGAAGTACTTAAGGTACATAAGGCTGCTGCAGATATGGTTAAAGAACTCGAAGAATATACTTATTACATTGAAGTTCCTAAACACCTTACTCACTATACTCAGGGTGATCAGCCAAGAGATAAGAAAGCTATCATCTCCTGGGTTGAAACCTGTTTGGGTACAATCGGTAACTCTAAGTATGTTGCCTATTTTGGTGGTGGTCTTAAATACTACAATGAAAATGGTAATCTCCAAGATTCAGATGTAGTAGGAACTGTAGTGGGATTGGGAGATGCTTCTGCTTCTCAATATGGTCCTTGGAAATCATTTGCGGGTATGAACCGTGGAGTAATCTATGATGCTGTAGGTCCAGTATGCCCGAACTATGGTTCTCCTTCTCGATATGCAGATCTGAACGAATTGGCTCAATCCTATGTTAATATGATGGTAATTAAGGATACTCCAGATGCTGGTAAACAGACTATGCTTTGGCACTTATTTACCTCACAGGTAAAACAAGATTCAGAAAGATTCCTTTCTATAGTTCGATTGAACCTTTACCTCAAGAAGAGCTTAAGACCCATTTTCCAAAAGTATCTTGAAGAACCAAATATTTGGAATACTTGGAATAAGATCTGGCTGGAAATTAAACCTATCTTGGATAACTTGGTAGATGAAGATGCCATGTCAGAATATACCTATATGGGTGACCAGGATGCTTCCTCTTATGATCAGCTTTCAGTAAATAATGAAGCTGATGTTCGTCAGGGTAAATATAAAGTGATCCTTAAATATAAGGATATCGTTCCTATGCAAGAAGTTACAATTAACATAGTAATCGATTCTGCATCTAAATCAGTTTCTATTTCAGAAGATTCGTCTAATCAATAAACTCTAAGATATATGGGAGCAAAAGTAAAAAATCCTCGGAAGAAATTCTTATGGAGCATAACCTTCCCTAAGCACCCTATCAATACATATCTGTTTCAAACTTGTACTTTGCCAGATATCGAGATAGAACAGGTAGCTCATGGTGATATTAACAGAGATGTTAAAACTGCTGGTAGAGTTACTATCGGTAATCTGATAGTAGAGAAACTGATGACCACTTCTGGTTCAGATACTTGGCTTCATGATTGGCTTTATTCTTGCCAAGATCACATTGTTGGTGGAGGCTTGGTACCCAGTCAATATTGGGAAACTGTAATAGTAAATGAACTTGCCGAAGATGGAGTATCAGTACTTAACACTCACCTTTTCGAAGAGGTTTGGCCATGCAAAGTAAATGGTCAAGAACTCGACAGAATGGCTTCAGAAAACTCAATTGAATCAATCGAATTCTCTGTTGGTACAGCCGATAAGTACTAATCCTTAGTCATTTTTCTTTGCTAAGATTTTAGGTGGGAGGGGTGGGATTCCTTACGGGTATCTTCACCCCTTTCTTGTTGTTAAACCTTAACATAACTATAATTTTAAGTATAACCAAATAAACAAAAACATTATGGAATTTAGAACCTTTCGATTTGTAGCTCCTTCTGGTTATTTCTATGAAATCCGGGAACAAAACGGAGCAGATGAAGACATTCTTAGTAATCCCGTAGATGCTAGAACTTTGATGAACCTTACCAAGTTTATTTCAGCAATCGTAGTAAAAACTGATTTTACTGCTAAGGGAAAACTAAGCGTTGAAGATGCACTTGCTCTTCCTGTTAATGATAGGTATGCCATTATTATCCAATCCCGTATATTCTCTTTGGGAGAAGAAGTATCCTTCGAATTCGATTGGGGTAAAGAATTTGGGGGTAAGGTAATGTATGGCCAAGATCTTCATGAACTCCTGTTCGATGATTACTCAGTATCCCCTTCTGAAGAAGAAGTTGAGAAAAAACCTGAAGCTATCCCCTATTATCCGATGGGTAAGAAATTAAGAGATCATCAGATCTTTACTTCTTCAGGCAAAGAGTTATTATTCGATTGCATGACTGGAGAAAGTGAAAAGGAATCTATTCAAGTAGAACAAACTAGAAATACTCCTCTTATTCATCGAAATCTTCGATTGAAAGTAGATGATAAATATGAGAAGGTACTCAATTTCTCTTTGTTCTCTCCAAGGGATATGCAGGAAATCAGAAGAGAGGTATTTGCTATAGACCCAATCTTCCAGGGTAATACCGAAATCGAAAATCCGAAAACCGGTCAAACTGCGAAATACTTTATATTCGGAGCTCCAGATTTTTTCTTCCTGACGGGAGAATAGACTTAGAGGGCGATTTTGCTTATATAAGTAGAGCTGAGATAAGGATGGATTATCTCAGCTTTTTAGTTCTCCCGTATAGGGTAAGGAAAAGATTCTTAGAGAATGCCGAAGCTTATTTTAAACTTATAGAGAAAAAATCCAAAGGCAAATAATATGTTCAATTCAGGTAAAAATATAGTTGAGGTTGGTATAGCAATGGTGCTAAGGGACCAATTCTCTAAGGAGTCTGGAAGGATCTCTAATTCGTTTAAGACGATGATGAATGATATGAGTACCTGGTCTAGAGGTATTCAGATGTCAGGTTCATCCTTAGCGGATTATGGAGCTCAGGTGCTCAAGAGCATGTATAGAGCCTATGAATATTCTGCTGGAGTTCAGAATGAGATTTGGATGGCTTCTAAAATTGCTGGAGCTACTCAAGCTGAACAAAATAGGTTATTGCAAGTAGTCAAGCAGGTGAACGAAGAAACTCCTTTGACGGCTATGCAGGTTTCTTCAGCTGCTCGTTATTTAGCTATGGCTGGTAATAAGGCTGATGCAATAGAGAAGATGATACCTCCAGTAGCTAAACTAGCCTCCATCCTAAATATAGATCCAGGTGGGAAAGGTGGAGTAGCTGATATGATGACTAATATCATGTCTATGTTCCAAATCCCAATGGGAGATGCTGCTAAAGTATCCGATGATTTGTATACAGCTACTACGAATGCTAATATAAGCTTGGAAGACTTAGCAGCTACTATCCGATATTCAGGAGCAGATATGAAAGCTGCTGGTGTTAGTATGAGAGAATTAGCTGCTGCTACTGGTGTATTTGGTGATATGGGTATTCAAGGATCCATGGCTGGTACTTCATTAGGTAACATGGTCCGTAACTTACAGTTATCATTATCAGAACAGAAAAAATTGGGTTCTTCTTGGTTAAAAGAACTGGGATTAACTTCTGAGGATTTCTATGATGCTCAGGGTGGTTTTAAGGGTCTGTATAATGCTTTCCAACAGTTCCTTGATTCTTATAAGCAGATGACTGCAATGGGTAGAACCCAGGCTTTCTATAATATCTTTGGAGTTCGAGGTATGCGTGGTATTATACCAATTCTTAATGATATGGCTTCTGGTAGAGATAAGATGAATCTTATCATGGGGCTCTATGATAAGAATCAGGGCATAGTAGATCAGAAGAATGAGGAAAGGCTTAATACCATGGCTGGTAAGTTAGATCAGATGAATTCTGCTTTTGAGAACTTAGTAGTTACTGTGGGTAACAAGTTAGCTCCTCTATTTAATCCCATTGTTGATAGCTTGAGATTCTTAACTAAACTAGCAGATAAACTAGCTAGCTTAGGTGGAATGGGTCAGTTCCTTATTCAGACTATGGCTGTAGGAGCTGCTGTTACTGTTATAGTTAATGGCTATCGTACTATAGCTATGACTCTCAGAATGATCCGAACTTTCCATGCAGCAGCTAATACTGTAGCTAATGGTATGACCGGGGCTACTTCTAGAACTAACCAACAGTTTGCCATTATGGAAATGCACTTAGTAAGGATGGGTAATATCATGAGGGATATACTTATCTTACAAATGCAGATGGCAGGCTTATCACGGAATAGTGCAGGTCAATGGATCTGGACAAAAACTGGTAGGTATGCTAAGGTTCCTAAAACTATTTTTGACCCCTTTAATCCTATGGCAGGTAATATTAGTGAAGGTAATGGTTCAGGAGCTGGATCTAGAATGGCAGGAGGCGGTAGCTTACTTGCAGGAGGTACTTCTAAATTTGCCAGATGGGCTCTTGGTAAAGGCTTAAGTAAGGGAGTTATTAAGGGTGTAGGTACAGCTTTAACTGCTGTGAGTACATTAGGTAAAATACTTCCTGGATGGGGATGGGCATTTACCATTGGAGTTCCTTTATTAACTAGCCTATTAGATAAAAACTCAGATTCTTTGGATAATAATACTAGAGCTCTTGAGGAATCTCGAAGACTCCCAGAAGCTGCTATTCAGGCTCGTAATCAACAGGCTTTTATTGATGCAGTTAAGGTAGCAATCAGGGATGGTTTCAAAGAATCTAATATTGGCATTACAGTAGACGGTGAGTCAGTAGGTACTTGGACTCCTGGAACTTCTAATGATTATACTGGCGGTACATTATTGGGCATAAACTAAAAATACATTCAATTATGGCAAGAATATTAAACCAAGCAGCCGGTAAGATTGTTAAAAAGTATAATGATCTTACCCAAGATACTGCTGGAGTTCTTACTGGGCCCCTTAATAAATTATGGAGAGCTCGGATATTACTAAACCGAGCTACTTCTCTTTTACCAAAAGATAAAGCTGATAAGGGTAAATTATATATACCCAATGGTGTATTCGGAGAAGCTCAAGTTTCTTCTAAACAACCCAAGATAAATGAACAGCTACAGGGTCAATATAGGTTAATCCTAAAACATGAATTGACTAGCTTGGTAAAAGTAGAAGATGGTCCAGATCCAGCAAAGGGTCAATCTGCTTCAGAAAAGAAAACTGCTTTCTTTGTAAATGAGGTAGATAGGAATCCTGGAGATAATCAAGTGATCATTTATAACTTATCTAAATCACCCTATCAATATATCATATTACAGAACAGACCCTCTTCTTTGGATTTTCGAGGAGAATCTACCTTAGCTACAATTAAGTCTATGGGAAGAAATACTCCTATGTATCACTTTACTGGATCCGAGGATATAATTCAATTCAATATCTCTTGGTTCTGTAATGATCCAGAAAATCCTAATGAGGTATTATTCAAATGTAGGTTATTAGAATCCTGGACTAAGTCTAATGGTTATCAAGCAGGCCCCCCAATCTTAATGATTCAATGGGGTAATTCGGGTATCTTCATTAACCATAAGTACATACTCACTTCGGCAACCTATTCCTTATCAAATTTTAGGAATGCTTATCGAAAGAGAGATTCTAATGGTAAACCCTCTCAAGAGATAGTAAGTTTGGGATTAACTCCGAGTACTGCTACTCAAGAATTGATATTTAAGAGGGTTAGTTCATACAACTTATCCTATCAGGATTTTGTTACTGATGAGGACTTAAAGAAAACGAAAGGTATTCAGATATGATAAACTTAAATCAGTACTTAACTGGAGCTAGTCCCTATGATTCGGCCTATGTATTGAAATATAGGGATGGAGAATACTCTTTAGAAACTGATCCTCCTTTAGTTCCCCATACTTCAAAGGATAAACAGCATACAATCAAAGAAGGGGAAACTCTTCAGAACCTTGCCTTTGCTGCTTATGGTGATTCAGGTAAGTGGTATTTAATAGCTGAAGCTAATCAGATCATCGACCCATTTACCGAAGTAGTTCCAGGTAAACTTTTAAGGATTCCAATGTATGGCAACTAAAGTAAACCAGCCTATATTATATAATGGAACAGCCATGCCTTACTTGGCTTTGTTCGATTCCCTGGGTATGCCGGTAATGAATACCATTACTGGTATACCTCTTGGAGCGTATATAAGTAAATTTACTTATATGTATGATGAAGAAAAAGAGAATCTGGCTACTTTAGTATTTGATACTGGAGATCCAGATACCGTAGATATACCAGAATTACAAGAGGGGTCTGTTATCTTTCTTCAATGGGGATACGTATACCCAGATGGGCAATTTATTTCTGGGCCTATTAAGACCATTAAGATTAGAGATTTCGATTGTATTTTTGATTCTACTGGTACTCATGTAACTATAAAGTGTATAGATTCAGTTGGAGATTTAAGATTCCAACCGCCTTACACTTACTCTGATTTGCCTCAATATAAATTCTCTAAGTTTATAGAAGAGGGATGTAACAATAATACGGGTATAATCATAGAGTTATTTCAGTAATGGCTAAACAAATTATAAGTAATAAAGTATACGAGTCACTACAAGTGCCTACTTATGATAATCAAAAATCATCCGGAAAGATACTCTATGCTAACTCTTTTAGTGGAGTAGCTCAAGTAGCTATGCCCGATGATATAAAGGAACTTTTGGATGATGATTTCGGATTAGCTGGTAACAATGTGTTAATCCAATTGGAGCAAAAGTTTTCATCATATCCCAATGGGCCTTGGTATGTAGATTCAAGGGATGGGGTTATATACATACACAATCGTAAATTTAACGAAGAACCCTATCATCATTATGCCTATCAACAAGAGAATGGCGAGGTATTAAGTATATCCTTTACTACTCGGGAAGTTACCAAAAGGGTAAAGTTTCAATTAACCCAAACTATAGACCCAGAGGGTAAAGACTTAGTAGTAGGTACTTCTGAAATAAAGGAGCCTGACCCAAAACAAGAGAATCCTTATATTCAATCAGTAGATAATACTCAGGTATCTAACTATGCCAGTAATGAATTTGAGGATTATAGAAGTGCTCCTACTGATGCTCCATATTTTGAATACAAAGGCAAGAATACAGATCACTGGGCAGCTAAGGAAAAGCAAATGAAGTTCAATAGTTCTCTAAGGGAATTCGAATCTGAGGGTCCTGCAGCAGCTTACAAATCTGGTAAAGAAGCTGCAATAAATAATCTCAGTAATCAAGATCTGGATAAAGCTATTTCTACTGCTGTTAAGCAATTACCCAGCAATAAACAAAAGGCCGTTACTCAGGCTTTGGATAGGGCTAAAAAATCTGGTAAAGATCCAGAATCTGATATTAAAGAGGCCTTGAATGGTAGTAAGTATCTCTTTGTAGGTAATCAGAAAATGGAATATATGGCTGAAGAAGTAGTAGATCCCAGAGAGTTTGATCCTACTGGAAATGTTTCCGATGAAGTAGCTTTTGGAACTGATGGTAGTAAAAACCCAAGTGTTCAAAGAGGTATGGCTGCTTTAGAGAATGATCCGATGATAAAGGTGGTTCCCAATTCTCTTAGCATAGAAACTACTACTAATGCAGCAGGTGAAATTGAACAAGGTTCAAAATTTGAAAGAAAAATTGTTCAAGCAAAAGTAAAAATCAGAAGGCTTAAGAAAGTGGCTTATAATGTACCAATTTATAAGCTTTATCACAACCTATTCAATAGGTTTGGGGGAGCTAAGAATTGGGCTAAAGCAATGCAATCTGCTGCTAATAATGGTTTGAAATATACTGAGAGGAAACAAGAATGTCAGATGGTAGTAGTGGGTAGACCTTCCTTAGAATCCTCTCAGATATTGGTAATCGATAATATTGGTAGAAAGTGGTCAGGAGCTTGGTATATCAAAAAGTGTACTCACATGATGGATGCAGGTAATGGGTATACTTGTCAACTAGAACTTGTTAGGAATGGGGCTAAGAGTGGTAGTTCTACTACTAAGGCAACTCTTAATACTAAGGATATGATGGCTAATGGCCAAAAGAAGAATGCCACTACTTCTCTCGGTAAAGATCTAGATAACAACAACGGTGAAACTGGGGTTCAGGTTAATTTTACCGAACAAGAAGTAACCTACTACTCTACTCAGCTTGCAGATAAAAGTAAAGGAAATAAATTTGCAGGAGCTAAAACTGTCGGTGATCAGGTATCTAATGTTAGAGCTTGGAATGAAGCTTATGCAGATGATCCTGTAAAAAGTACTATGGGTACAGTAGTAACTACTGAAACTGTTACTAGTAATAGAGTAGTTCTAGATCAGAAAGTCCAAGTTAGAGAAGCTCCTAAAAAATATGTGGATAAGTATAAAGATCGATATAACTATCTAGATGCTGCTCGAAAACTTCTTCAAAAGAACCAAGAAAATAAGAAATAGCTATGGGATTTGAAACTGCAAAGGTAATAACCGAACAAGGGTTAGAGGGTCTTCAAAGATATTATGGTACTTATAGAGCTATCGTAGTTAATAATATTGATGAAGAAAAACATATGAATCGGCTTAAAGTAATGGTCCCAGAAGTGATGAGTGGGATTATGACTTGGGCTTTACCAAAGGGTCAGCATGGATCTACCCAGACTGGGTTTAAATATTTAGCTCCAAAGATAGGTGATATAGTATTTGTTACTTTCGAATTTGGAGACCCTACTAAACCTCTATGGGAATATCATGGTTGGGGAATAGAACAAATACCCTCTCCCTTAGATGGACCCAACAAATGTGGTATAGTTACTCCAGAAGGTAATGTTATAGTAATAGATGATGATTCTGGAACTCTGAATTTGTACTTTAATGGTGATGTGATAGTATCTAATAAGGGTAACTCTATAGTTCATTCTGAAAGGGATGTTAATATAGTAGCTGGAGATTCTATCATTATGAACCAGGGTACTAATGAGGGGATGGTAATTATTGCTAAGTTAACAGAGAAACTAAACCAAACTGTTAAAGAACTCGAGAACTTGAGAAACTTGTTCAATACTCATGTTCATACTGGAGTTACTTCTGGTCCGGCTAGTACTGGGCCTACACCTACTCAAGCTTCTCAGCCTTTTACCCAGTATAAACAAGAAGATTATGAAAACCCTAAATTCATACACTAATGGAAAATAATTATTACACCGGTATAGTTGGTAAGGGTATTCTATTTCCTTTTACCATAACCAAAAACGAATCAGGTCTTACTGGGATTTATCCAGTTAATGGGGATTTCGATTTGGTTAGAAATAACATTTCCTCTATCCTATATTATTTAATAGGGCAAAGATTCAGACAAGAAAACTTCGGTAACCGACTATGGGAATGTATCGAAGAGCCAAATTCACAAGCCCTTTCCTTCATAATTAAAGAGTTCATTAAGGATGCCATAGGTACTTGGGAACAGAGGATTACCTTTGAAAAAATAACCGTAACAAGAGTTGGATCAAAAGTAAATATTGATGTTGCCTATGTGATTAATGGTTCTAACACTAGCCAGTACCTGGGCATTGCCTACGATCGATTAAATAATTCACTTAATAATTATTGATATGGGAATCACTAACAAATGGCTAAATCCTTATCAAAGGTCCTATCAACAAATTAAGGCTAAGTTGATAGAGGGGCTAACAAACATCCGGGATAAGAATGGAGATATCCTCATTACTGATTATTCAGAGGGGAATATCCTCATTATTATCCTTTCGTTGTTTGCAGCCATCGCAGAGGTGTTACATTACTACATTGATAATGTAGCAAGGGAAACTTTTTTACCTACTGCTAGAAAGTATGATTCGGTGGTAAAGCAGGGTAAGTTAGTAGATTATAACACTAAGTCTGCCATTGCAGCTTCAGTAGATGTAACTCTAACTAGATCTATTACGAGTGAAAATATTGGTGCTAATATCCTTATACCTGCAGGTACTGTATTTACAGATAACTCTGGAAATGTTTGGATGTCTTCTCGAGATGTAACTTGGTGGCCTAATACTACTACTTGTAAAGTTCCCCTTGTTCAACATGAAATATACAGTAATTCTCGATTGAATGGCATTATTATACCTACAGATGACCGAGTAATAATTACTCTGGGTACTTTGCCTAATGGTAAATACTATGAACATGGTACCATGAGTTTAAAAATAGGTGGGGAAACTTGGGTATTAGTAGATACCTTTGCTTATTCAAAACCCAAAGATAAGCATTTTATGGTATCTGTAGATTCTGCCCTTAACCCCTATCTACATTTTGGTGATGGTTTATATGGAGCTAAACCTAATGCTGGAGATAGGATTACAGAGGTAATCTTCTATCTTACTAAGGGGTACAATGGTAACATCGGCTCTGGTTCTATTACTACAGTACCAGCAGTTATTTCTGGAGTAATTTCTGATGCTACAGTAAGTAATACTTATGCTGCAGCAGGTGGTTCAAACTATGAAAACTTCCAGATGATCAAAGAACACATTCCTCTTAGTGTTAAGACTTTGGGGGTAGCAATCACTGCTCAGGATTTTGCGGATTTAGCAATGACTGTAGAGGGAGTTAACAAAGCTGCTGTAGATTATGAATGTAGTAGAAAACTTACAGTATACATAAACCCCGATAATGGTAGTTCTGCAGGAGATGCCAGAATCGATAAAGTATATAATTTATTATCTCAACGATCTCCTTTATCTACTTGGCTTCAAGTTAAGACTGCAGGTACCGTTCAGATTATCTTGGATATTGAAGTGACTGGCAGGAAGTCTTATAAGACTGCAGAGATTCAACAGCAGATACTTACTGCCTTGTATAATGCTTATTCTCCAGAGAAATCTACTATCGGAGGAAGCGTTAGAATTTCGGATATCTATGCTCTCATAGATAATTGCTCAATGGTAGATTACCTTCACATTAAGAAGTTCTATACTAAACCTTGGCCTAATACCATTTATGGTAACAGAGAGTTACTTATTAATAACTTTAAGTTGGATAAAGCAACTGATTCTAATACCTATTTTATTACTTTCTCTAATAACAACGAGTTTAGGATTCGGGCTGCAAAAGGAAGCTTCGATAGTACTGGTAGAGTAGGAAATTCTTCTACTTACCAAGATGCCGACAATGATGTAACTTTCTCATTTGGTGTAGCCGATAATGGTTATCAAAATGGATTTAGATATTCTATAACTATCTCAGAGCCCAACATGGATTATGAAGATCCAGGGTTTAATATCCCAGTATTCAGTAGTAACTCACAGCTTACATTAACCGTAAAAGAAACTATCTAATATGATCGATTTCAAGAATCTCATAGACATGCTACCTTATTACTTCAAGGATTCCGATACGTATAAGGTAGATGGAAAGGGCATTTTACAAAGGTTTCTAGATATCTGTGGAGATTACTTTGGGAATGAAATATATTCCGATACTACTAAGTTACTAGAAATCCAAGATCTCGATAAAACTCCAGACATGTATCTAGTATATTTCTGGGAATTATTGGGACAAATGCCTTTTGCCATAGGCAATCATATAGATGAAGAGGCTTGGAGAACTAACTTCAATGGTCTCTTAGGTGATTCAGAATTAGAGATGTTATCCAGAACTTGGATTATACCGAAGTCTGGACCTTTCTCGTTAACTTCAGAACAAGTAAGGAGATTATTAGGGTATTCTATATCCCTTTTAAAAATCCGAGGTAGTCAAAGCTTTTTCGAGATAATCTTCCGAATGTACGGTATCCGATGCGAAATGCAGGATCCTACTAAAGACGAAGATTATAATGGTTGGATTAATCCAGAAGAATCTAAACCAAGATTTGATCAAGCCGTGTATTTCGATAAGGGTACTTTTGATAATTCTTTTCAATGTACTCAATGTATACCAGTAAAGTTTAAAGTTACTGGTCATCCCTATACTGATAAATACCAAAGCGGATTTTTCTCTTTTAGAAAGGGAGTAGAGAATATCATCAATAGGTTTAAACCTTTCAATGTATCTGCTACCATCATAGATTATGGGTTTAGATTTATCGATGAGTATACTATATTTGCTGAATTTGTAGATCCCAAGGTTAATTCTATTATACTTGGATCCAATAATAAAGTACCCATTCGAGTTACAGTAACCTCAGATTGGCCTGAAGCTGATTTAAGGTATCAGGTAATGTATAAAAAAGAAGAATCAGATCCTGATAATCTATGGGGATACAAAAGGCATGATAACGAGAGTATTTATATTGCTACAGTTCCCGGTGTTTATTATTTTAGAAGTGTGGCTAATCATGAGATAATTACTTCTATCGTAGTAGGTTCTGGTAGTAATTTACCTACTTATAGAATTTCGGCTGATCCCAAAACTCTTAGGATTACTCCAGAAAACTTAAATCCTTCTACTGTAATAAAGGCCTCTGTAGTCCAAGGTGGTACAGAAACTGAATTAGTAGTGAGAAGGAAAGGTACAGAAGAAACTAAGCCATCTGGACAATCTTGGTCATTCTCAGAACCTGGATCTTACATTTTCGAGATAGTAGACTATTCAAACCATACGGTTATAGTTATTGTTTCAAAACAAGAGAATCTATATACTGTAGTATGTAATCCAGAAGCTGCTAGAGTAGATATCCAAGATCTAGCTAAAGCCCAGACTAAGCTAACTATCTCAGATTTATATGGTACTCCGGATCTACAATGTTATGAGCAGGGTAATCCTGGTAGGGTGTATAATAATGGAGATATTTTTACAGCCGATTCCTTTAGGTTATTTACTTTCATCTGTACTCTGGATACAACTCAAAGCGGTAATCTCGGTAAATTCTTGGTAACTCAAATATCCACTTACTATCAGTATACTTTGCAAGGCCCGGGTACTTTGGAACTGAATGCCAAGGAAGAAGCTTATGCTGATTTAACTCTTCTAGTTTCTCCAAAAGAAGATGACAGTAAGTATATAAATAATCAATTAGATATATACTGGAATAGTATGCTAATTGATACTATTACAATGGAAAAAGCCGAAGATGATCAGTATACTAAATTCACTTATACTTTCACTTGTATAAATACTGGAGAATATAAGGCAGTATGTAAAGGAGATCCAGAAGTATTTGTAATTTGGGAAGTTAACCCCTATGTAAGGCCTCTTAAGTATAACCTATACATTGAACCAGAGAATGTAAAGGAAACTAACCCAGACGGTACTTCTCCTTGGACACCAGATTATTTCAACAATGATTTGGGATTGGATCCCGTTGATAAATCCGAAGCTAGTTATCAGTTAATCGATAATAAATCAGTAGCAAGGTTTGAACTAAGGGCAAACTTCGATATGGGAGAGAATAATACAGTAACCTGTGATCAAACAGGAGAAACCTATAAAGTAAACACTGGAGAGATTATCGAATTAAAAGAAGCTGGTAAGTATATTTTCTTCTCGGAATACTTCTTAATATCAGCTAAGTTGACTATAAAAGATTTCCCATTGACTGTAGAGATTAAAGCTTCTAAAGAAATGGATACTCTTACTCCGGAGGTAGATTCTGTAAGTACCCTAATAACCTGTACTTCTAACCATGATAACTTTGATACCAGTATACAGTTAGAGGGGTCAGAAGAATTACATCCTTCTCCGTATACCTTTGAAACTTCAAAAGCCGGAGAGTATACCTTTATGGCAGCTAATAAGAAGGATGTAAAAGTTACTTATCAGGTAGGTATAGAATTCCAGGTAACTCCTGTAGAAATTATCTGGGAAGCTTCAGATTTGGAAAATAAACAAGTTAATATTAATACAGGAGAAAGTCAACAATGGAATATAATACAGTAATAACCTCTCACGCTATGAATTCACTTGCAAAAACTCTATTTACTACAATTTTCGTAGAATGTACCCAGATCGTTTTCGATTTAAGATGGATGATCCTATTAGGGTTCATGTTAATAGTTTCGGATTTATGGTTTGGGATAAGAGCTTCTAAGTATTTGAATGTAAATGTAAGGAAGTCCAGAGCTGGTAGAAGAACTCTCAATAAGATAATAGATTATATTTGTTATATCTCTTTGGGAGCAGTACTGGGAAAAGCCATAGGAGAACCCTATGGCTTAGATCCTATAATTGTAGCCATATCGGTAATGATACTTTGTTATTGCTTTGAGTTGGATTCTATTTATGGTCATATCTGTACCTTACATGGAATTGATAAGAAGTATAGTATTTGGAAATTACTATGGTTACTTATAACCTTTAAATTCAAAGACTTCGGGGAAGCCTTTTCCGATATCAGAAATCAAGTTAAAATTCACAAAGAAAACAAAAGTATATGAAAACCTATTTTCAATTCGAAAGCCTTATTAAATCTAAGGATGTAGCAGAAGGTATAGCTTGCCCAATTGGGGCAGGCCCTTTCTGTGGATTTGGTTCTGTTACTGTAGACGGTAATACTCTCAAGGTACAATCACAAGGTAATGATGATTCTTTCTTCAAGAATGATATACTCGATCGTATCAATGCCAGATATATCAAGAAAAATGTAAATGATGGAGAATTACCCGATATATGGTTCGGATGTATTTCAAGAGATGGGTATATATTTATTTCAGACGAAAAAGAAATGGGTAATATACTCATTGAAGGAAATAAGGGTGTAACTGATGATGTATTTCTTTTTGCAGTACATGATGAAGTTACTGAGCCAATTGAAAACCCCGTTAACTTTGTAGCATATTGGTCAGAAGGTAATGAATCTTTGTATACCTTATACAAGAAGTCACTTAATCCCTATTACCCCATAGCTGATAATGCTCATGAATGGGATATTAATGGGAGAGACCCCTATATAAATTCTCAAATGAATTTTACTTACTTGCTTAAGCAAGTAGAGGCAAACTGTACCAGATATAAGAACTCTAAAGATTCTATGGTACTTATTGGAATCTATGGCTCAGGTACCGATACTAACACTAACACTGTAGAGGATTATTCTATAGTTCCCTATGGTGGAGTATTCCCACAGCCTTTACCCTTTACTTCTGCTTATAGGGGATTGGTTAACAAATCAGTAAAGAGATTAGAGAATTTATTGTCTGGTATCCCCAATGATTATGAAAACATTAAACAGTACATTGATTACTTATTCGAATCCTATAAGGGAAGCATAGATCAATCTGCTAAGATTATACCTCAAGGAGCCATTATGCTTTGGTCAGGTACTACTCCTCCTGATGGTTGGGCTTTATGTGATGGTATAGACGGTAGACCTAACCTTATCGGAAGATTCGTTAAAGGATGGGGACCTGGTAATGGTACTATTGGAGAAACTGGAGGTAATGCAGAGGGAAAGGTTACTCTTAATGCTAACCAATTGCCTAAACATACTCATGATTATCGAGATTACTTCTTTCTTGACCATGCTCCTGATGGTGGTGGTCCGGGTAATGTTAAATATGAAAATATAGGTCAAGCTGTAAATCCCAAAAATAGATCCATGGATAATCCAGTTTGGGCAAGATATCTCGAATCTACTTCAGAAGTCAATAATTCTGCTCAGAATTCTATAAATATAGAACCAGGATATTACATACTAGCTTATATCATAAAACTATAATAAAATTGAAAAACTTTTTGATGTTGCGCATTTTATTTTTAGCTTAAAACTCATGTGTTAGGGAGAAGGGGATGTTGGGAAATATCCCCTTCTTTTTTGTGTTAATACTTAAGTTCTTCTTTAGCTCTATCTTCCCAATATTGAATATCGGATCTTAATTCTGAAATATATTTAACCGAAGCATTAGTCTTAGGCATATCAAAGAATTCTACCAATAATAGGTTAGTAATCCTTCCATTTTCTTTTATCCTTTCTTTTATATAGGGAGGAGGAGTGAGTAATACTTCGAATATCATATAGGCATCCATCGATAGATGTTCTTTCATATAATTATACATCATATCTAGCATTTCGGATTTAGCTTTCTCTTCTTCACTGTCATCCTCTAACTCTTTATCGTTATCGAATAAATCATCTAACTTAAATAAAGCTTGATTATATTCTGCTTGTTCTCCATAGGCAGAACGGAGTAATTTATTTTTAAAGGTACTAAGTGAAGCAAGGATTCTTGCTTTCAAATGTTCTTCCGAACAAGTACCGTAGTATTTGTTGAATACATATAACATCTTATCCCAGAAATAAGAAGATATAATATCTGGAGTAAGATTATACCTTTTATAATCAATTTGCTTAGTAAGATTTCTAATTACTGGCTTGCACACCTTATATAACCTTAGAAACATCTGTTGATCATAATTCTCTTGCATGGTCTTTAACCTATGCAATTCTGACCCATTGTTACCTCTACTTCTCATGTGATTTTAAGTTTTCGTTTATGCAAATATAAGAATAATATTTTATATAAAATAATAATACTTATATTTTCTGACGTCATGGTAGAGGATGGTATAGTTCTTGATAACTGATACATTCAGTACAAACATGAGACTACGAATATCTATTAGCTTATAAATATTGCAATATGATTATGAGAAACAAGAGTAAAACCAAATTTACATTTAGCCCAGAGTTTCAATTAGAGATTCTAAGGTATATTATTAAAGATAAAGAAGGAGGGCTAATCCTCAAAAGGATTAAACCAAATTATCTGGTACTTATAGAGCATTCTATTATCTGTGAGGGCATCATTAAGTATTATAAAAAGCAAAACAGAATACCTTCTGAGAATGTTTTAAAGGAAGTTATTAAAGAATTGCTAGAAGGTAAACAGTATGCCGATTTAGTAACTAAAGATGATATCCCAAATATCGATAAGGTAATCAGTAATCTTTATCATTTACCTCTATCTGATGCCGATTATATAAAAGAAAAGATCTATCAGTTTTCAACTTATGTTGAAATGAAGAACTTAAATGATTCTTTCGATCTGGATAACTTCGAACAATATGAAGAATATTCCCGTAAGATTGAAAAGATTCTTCAGAAAAGTAAGCCTAAGAAAGAAGATGAACCTGCATACATGATTCGGGACATAGTAGAGAGACAATTTAAAAGACAATCAGAGCCCTCTGTAATACCTTGCCCATTTAGGCAAATGAATGCTTTAACTAATGCTGGAGGGTATCCTGAGCACTCGGTTAATGTGATCTTAGATAAACCTAAGGCAAAGAAAACATTCTTTATGGTAAACCTTGCAAGAGGCTATCTAAGAATGGGAAAATCGGTTTATTATGTAGATACAGAAAACGGTAAAGATCAGATTCTCGATAGATTCATTCAATCATCTATCAATAAAACTAAGAAAGAATTATATTCTGGAGAGTATGATAAACTTGAGTCTAAACACCTTAGAAAACTTGCAAGATTTGGCGTTGAATTAGTGGTTGAAAGAGTACCTGCTATGATTACTGATTGTAATTATATAAGGGATAAGATAATTAAGTTTAGGAATCAAGGGATAGATATTAAGGTTTTATTTGTTGATTATGCGGGTAAGCTAGCTTCTATTGCCAGAGATAAAGAAGATTTCGATCGTATATCCAACGTGTATATCGATTTACAAAATCTTGCAGAAGAACTCAATTTGGACATTGTATGGACTGCTCACCACATTACAAGAGATGGTAAGAAACATAGAGCTACTAGATATGATGAAAATGATATATCCGGTTCCATTGCAATCATTCGTAATGCCCAAACTATTTTTGGTCTTAATTCTACTGCTCAGGAAGAACAGGATGATATATTAAGAGCTGAATTAGTTGTACAGAGGGATGGTTTACCTTCTGGTAGAGCCTTATTCAAATGCGACGTAGAACGTCAGAGATGTAAGGAATTCACTAGAGATGAGAGGGAGAATTACGATAAAATATATGGAGCTAAACTGGATGAGCAATTTAAAAAGAATACTAATCCAGATGCCGATTCCAAGAAAAGAGAAAGAACTACTGGAGATATATAAACATGAAAACAAAGAAATTAGAAATAGTAAAAGATAGATGGGATGGATTAGTTACCTTAGAAATATCCCATAATGGTTGGCAAACTATTGTTGTCAATGATCTAGATATAGAAGATTTAAAGAAATTAAAGAGGATAATTGAGGAATTTATAAGAAACCATGAAAATAACCTATCAGTTTAAATCTAGATTAAGAACATACTTCATTAAACGATTAGGTGGTAGAGATTATAGGCATGGCTGGATGCGTATACCAACTTGCCCATACTGTGGGAGGGAAGAGAAGTTGGGAGTTAATCTATCCATGTATCGAACTAATTGTTTTCGATGTAATGCTCATCCCTCTCCTGCTCAGTTAATAATGGATATAGAGGGATTTACAGAGTATCATGAATTAATAAGCTTTTTGAACAATGGACAATTTGATGAACTTCAATTTAAGGAAGAGAAAATCGAACTTGCCGAAAGCAAGCCGATATATCTCCCTGAGGGATTTAGAAACATTTCGCTTGGAGACAGCCAACTTGCAAAGAGTATTCGAGGATATGTCAAGAAACGTGGGTTTAGTGTCGACCAGTTTTCAAGATATGGCATCGGCTATGGGACGATGGGGGAAACTTACGGGTACCTTATTATCCCCTTCTATTACCATGGGCAGCTTAAATATTACAATGCTAGAAACGTTATTGGAAAAGGCCCCAGATACAACAACCCAGACAAAGATATTACAGGCCTTGGAAAACAATTTATCATCTTTAATCATGACGCATTGGAGATGTACAGGTCGGTATTCGTTTGCGAAGGAGCACTTAATGCTCTCACCATGGGAGATAGAGGCATTGCCACAATGGGCAAAGCTATTAGTAAGTACCAAGTCAATGAATTACTTAAATCCCAATGCGAAAGATATATTATACTCCTGGACCCAGATGCCAAAGAATATGCAATCAATCTTGCGCTCAAACTTGTTGCCTATAAAAAGGTCAAGGTGGTGTTTCTACCAGAAGGAAAAGATTGTAATGATTTAGGAAAATCTGCTGTTATGAGGTTAGTATATTCTACTCGGTACCAGAGTTATCAAGAATTGATTGCTATCAGAAACTCATTGAAATAAGGAGTTCCTATTATATTATATAAATTTAAATTCCTAAAGTATGAAACAGTTTATTATTGAATGGTGTATAAATATGGCTATAGCTCTTGCTTTTCTTGGGTATATAGGAGTTGTTATTTAGGTATATATCTTTTAAATGATAATACTTTGAAAGGTTTTATATATGTAGGTTTATGGATTTTATTTGTAATTGTAACCACCCTAACCTCATACATAAGGTATCATGAAAGAAGAAAGAAATGATATGAATATTAAACGTTCCCCATCTATCCATATAACTAAGTCTCAATTTGAGGAAATATTAAATACCCTAGAGGTAGATAACTTCCCAGTTGAGGCTTTTTTTGTTATTGCTCGAAAAGAGGCAATAAATCATAGAGCAGTCTTAGTTTCTAACCATAGGAACGCTAAGCGAGTTAATAACATATTACTAGCATCTAAGGGGGATGCTGCCCTTGTTGCTGATATTTTATATGCAACCCGTATAAAATTAAAACATCGGGGAGTTCGGAAAATAAATGAGAGTAATTCTCGAGAATGGGCAAACTGTAAAAAGCTTGCCGAAGTATGTAACACTTTTTGTGAGGATTTTAATCTTGATACTCGAGAGGGTTTTATCAAATACATTGAGACCGGGTTAAAGAGGATGACTGATTATCGTAATGTTATGCAAAGGTTATTATCTATGCAAGAGAACATCACTAATCAAATATCGGCCGAGATCGAATTGCAGGATTCAGATTTAAAACTTACTAAAGAGATACATGATTACTTTATAGGTAAGATTGCTAAAGCAACTGGCATATATGAATCTTATGAGAATCAACCAGAGAAATATATACACTTTGTAAGGTTAGGGGATTTTTTAAAAAAGAAGCATTGGGATTTCGAATCTTTCATTGATGCCCAATTCGAATCTCTTGCATGGTGTAATGGTTTACCAGAACCAAGTCAGATGTACAATGATAAAGCCATTGAAAGATATAATAAATACTTATATAAGAATAAGAGTAAACAACTCCTGGATGATGAGCCTCAAGTAGAGGGAAGTCTCTGGGATAAAATAAAAGATTAGTATGAGTAAGATAATTATTCAGAATGGTAATATGTGTGAACTTGATATACCTCTCAAGTATGCACAAAAACTCTATAATGAGTTTGCCATTCGACATCCGAATGCCTTCTATTTACGTACAAGGCAAAGAGGTATGCAGAATTGGGATGGTAAGATCCATTACATCACCAAGACCGGGCAATTTAAAATAGGTTTACTTCCCAGGGTATATGATAGATGTATAGAGATGGGGATTAAACCTAAAGTTGTAGATATGCGTCAACCCTTACCAAAAGTTAGTAAAGTAGTTACCAAAATAGGTAAATATCAATTGAGACCAGAACAAGAGAAAGCTGTTAGATCTGTTATTAATAATCGAGTAGGAGATATACCCTTTCAAATTGGAGTATTGGATTTGACTGTAAATTTTGGGAAAACCCTTATCATGACTTCTCTTTACTTGTCTTATAAGAAACAGTTAAAGACTTTGCTAATAACTAATGACTCCGATTGGTTAAATCAAGCTAGAGAAGAATTTAAGCAATATCTTCCCGGAGAAAATATCACTTTTGTTCAAGGCAAAGTTTTAAACTGGAGTAATTTTACCATAGGTATGGTTCAATCTATTTCTCGAAACATGAGATTCTATCAACAGGAATTATCAAAGATAGATATGGTTTTGGTAGATGAGGCAGACCAAGGTGGAAGTAAACAATATCAGAATGTGATCACCCGGTTATTTAATACTCGAATTCGTATAGGATTATCTGGTACCATTTATATGAGTAAGCTTGCAAAGGATAAGGTTAAGAACATGAACCTTGAATGTTTCTTTGGTGAAGTGATTGCAGAATTTAAACTCAAGGATTCTATTAAGAAAGGTTACTCAACTAATACTGTAGTAAAGATAGTACCAGGTAAACCTTGGTATGGTAATTGGGAATCCGATTGTATATCCTATAAGGAGATATATGATGATTCTATTACCGAAAATAAAAGGGCTTGGTTAATGGCTTATAATCGATTACAATGGAATCTTAATCAAGGTAGATTTCCTGCTCTCATAGTATGTAAGCATATTGCACATTGTGAAAATCTATATAAATTCTTTAAAAAGAAACTGGGAGATGCCTATAATATTGCCTATGTCCATGTTAATACTAAATCTAAATTAAGACAACAAATAATGAAGGATTTTAGGGAAGGTAAAATCGATATCCTGGTATCAACTACCATCATTGCTCGAGGTAAAAACTTTCCTAAGCTTAGGTATTTGCTTAATGCAGCAAGTATGGATAGCCAAGAAAAATCGATTCAGTTCCTTGGTCGTTTGGTAAGAACCGATAAATCGAAAAAGAAAGTGTACCTTGATGACCTTCATTATCCTGGAGATTATTTAGATAGGCATGGTAAGCATCGGAAACAATATTATCAGAGACAAGAATTGAAAGTAATATTGTTAGATAAGCTTTGGAAGAATCATCTTAACCATAGCCTTAGTCAAAATTAACTAGAAGTACTATGAGTATTTACTTTTTCTCCGAAGGAGGAAAAGAAGATTACAATTAAAAGCATAGAGGCATATACCTATAAATAATACATTATGAAGATTACAATAACACTAATAACAATTGCTTTATTCATAATCCTAATATTTATTCTCAAGTTTATGAATAAAGAACCTTACGATTATACATGTCACAATTGCAGTAAGAGATTCCGAAAGAAAGATCTTTTAGATCTCAGAGGATCTTGGCATTTGAAAGATTGGACTTGTCCTCATTGCAAATATCAAAATATAACAGTAATAACCAGCTATAAGCCATGAATGATAAACTTATATGTATCAAGGATGAGGATGATCCCAAATTAATTGATCTCCTTTCAGATGGATGGAAGATAATTCAAATCTCTGCTGCTGGCATTTATTGCTGGGTACTTTTAAGAAAACCTTTAAATCTATAGCCATGATAATCACAATAATAATTTTAGTTATACTAGCTCCAATCCTAAATATTTTATTATTCAGCAACAAATACGATGAGAATGATGAAAAGTATTAAACAATTATTTAAGGTTTCCATTATGGATGAGAAGAACATTATAGATCAGGTATTCAATAATAAAGATCTGATTTGGATATCTGATATCAGACGAAATCGGGACAGTCCCGATTCTTGCGATTATTATTTTATAATCAAGTACTCTAAGGACCTCTCTTTCAAGTTTATTCAAGAAGGTTCTACTAAGAAAGATCCTGTACAGTTAATAAATCTCCGTCAACTATTTATAAATACAATCGGACATAGTTATCTCTCTCTTACAAAGGGAGATACCAAAGATATAATTATTCGAACTTTATAAATTTTCAGAGAATGGTAAAGAAGAAACAAAAGCTACCCGATCTTTCCAAACAAGACATTCTTACTCCCATAGATTTAAGTACTATGGGAACCAATGGAGATCCTTGCTTTGGTATTGGGTATGATTTATCAACTAAAGAATGTAAGCTATGCGGAGATTCAGAACTATGTGCATTCAAGATGTCCCAGAACTTGAACATTACAAGGAAAGAATTAGAACAGAAGAATCAATACAAAGATTTGGATGTATTAGAAGACACGGTTGGTATCAAGAAGTACATCCGAGGCTTGATTCGGAAAGGGAAAGACAAAAAAGAAGTTATTTCAAAGGCTATTGAGAAATTCGAAGTACCCAGAAAACGTATTAGAGAGCTTTATAAAGAATGTAATGGGAAAACTTAAACTTAAAAAATACCATACTAATTCTGATGGTGAACCAGTATACCATTTAGTATATGAAGCTACTGGTGAGATAGTTACACCATTAGAAACTTTGAGAGGTATAAGACAACTTAGAGATGATTTAACCGAAGCCATAAATGAAATAGAAAATGAAAACAATAGAGATAATATGGGCTATGTTCAAGGTATACCTTAATAACCCAAACTATTTTGTAAAGCAAGAGGATGTACTTGCTAACCTGTGTATGGAAGGGTCAGTAGATGTATTAAAAATGTGTAATTCACTGGGAGTACACGTTTCTAGACCCGAGAAATTAACCTTTGGACAACTTTTACGTAAATGTAATATATTATGAACAGATTTAGATTTATCAAAGTAAGGGAGGTAGTATCTCCCAACAGAGCAAACCCAAATGATGCTGGGTTAGATTTTTATGTACCAACCAATTTGACTTCAGATGATATTCATTCTAAGAATGAAGCCGATAACGAAGGATATGGTTTGGATATTCCTTTTAGTGAAAATTTTGTAAGGCATATAGCTTTACAACCCGGTCATAGAATACTTATTCCATCGGGGATCAAGGGATTACTAGAACCCCCCACATCGATGTTAATGGCAGCAAACAAATCTGGTATAGCTACCAAGAAAGGTTTATTATTTACTGCTGAGATAGTAGATTCTCCTTATGTGGGAGAAATACATATCGGAGTATATAATACTTCTCAAGAAACTCAGATTATTAAGGCTGGTCAAAAGCTAGTACAATTTATTCATGTACCGGTTTATATTACTGAACCCGAGGAAATTCAGCAAGAGGAATTCTATTCAGAATCTCAAATGTGGGGAAGTAGAGGAGATAAAGGATTTGGTTCATCTCAAATTAAATAACAGTGGACATAAGGAACATAAATGAACAAGTGCCTCAGGTAGAAGAAACTGAGGCACAGATACTACAAGAAATGTATGACCTTGGGTTAGAACAATTCTTTGGATATAAATCTATAGAGAAGTTACCAGATTACCCATTAGATATAAATAACCCAAAGAACCAAGTTATCCTCAAGGATTTCATTGGTAGGGTTATAGAAGAATTAACCGAAGGATTCGAATCTACAGATGAAGTAGTATCTATATATTGGGATTATGGGTGGAATAATGATTGCTTAACTTCAGAAGAATATACTCAGGTATTAAACCATCTAGCAAATGCAAATGAAGAACAGGCAGATGCTTTGGGATTCTTCTTTACTTTGCTTCTGTATTCTAATATATGGCCAGAAGATATATTAAAATACAAAGATGCAAAGAGTTTATTTGAGGTAATGGCAATTGGAGTTAAAGAAATACTTATCAAGTACCCAGATCATCGAAGTGTAAGGAAATACCCTATATTAAGTTCAACTGATTGGGCAAAAGAAGATAGAGCCGAATACGATAAGATAGTTTCTTATACCCCTGGTTTCAATGAAATGAGCGAAATATCCCATGAAAACGAGAAGTTATATTTATGGGAGGTAATATATGAACTAAACAAGGCAAGGAATTTCCTTAAATGTAGACCTTGGAAACAAACCCAAGTAATGACTAAGGAAATAGACTTTCAGGAATCCTTAGTAAAATCATTCTACCTCTATATGGGATTCTTAGCTATGAATGGATTTACTCCTTGCGGCTTATTTAGTTTATTCTTTAAAAAACAACGTCTCAATTTATGGAGACAAAAAACTAATTACTAGCATGTCAGGTTGGAACCGTAAACTAAAGGGTCTTCAGACCAATACTGAGGAATCCTTACATTCATTGGAATTTGCTACTTCACAAGAGGCATGGGAAAAACTCAATGAGGGTTTCCTAAGATTAGATCCTATACTTTTTGAAAAAGGATCTACTGCTAACAGTGGAGTAGCAGTAGTGTATAATGTATTTATAAAGATACGAAAAGCATGGGTAGATCCAGAATTTGATTATGGTAGATGTTTCAATTACAAAGAAACTAAGTGGACTAGCTTATTGAATAACTACATTGACTTTAATAAGCTTGACTTGATGCGTAGTAAACTGAGAGTACTGAAAAACAAGTATAATCAGAATTACAATGTAACCTATATGTTTAACAATCATCATGATAATGGTAAACAATGTCTGATAGCTGCTACATTCTCAAAACGGTTTGGGGAAGATATACCGGTAATAACTATGGTAATACGAGCTTCCGAGATTACGAAGAGACTAATCTTCGATTTCCTCTTAATCCAGCGTATGTCAGAATATGTATACGGACCAGATCAGTCAGTACAAATCAACCTATTCGCGACTCAGATGTACGGAAATGTGGAGACACTTCTAATGTATCATACCCATAAACCTTTGAAGAAAGTACTTAAGGGTACTGATAAAGAAAACCCTTGGATCAAAAGGTTAAAGGAAATCTTCGATAAATTTCAGAATGGTACAGAGAAAGAATTCTCTTCATTCAAGGTATTCTTTAGAAGTTTTAAAGTGCTTCGACCAGATTTATATGAGGAAACATATAAATCAATGAAAGCAAAAGAATTACTTCTTGAATATGAGGATATAGAATATCCAGAGAATGTAATCTCTTACTCTCAACGTAAAGCTTATAAGAAAAAACTTTTAAAACAACAAAAGAAATGAGGATTTATTCGAACAGTTTTGAGTTAATGTCTGAAATGGGCAGAGAACTCAATAGTTATGGTCAAATTGTAAAACCAAAGACCTATCAGAATAAAGTAATTGAAGGTAATGAGGATTTTATTACTAAAGAACTTATTTGCCAACAATATTGCTTAACTTCACTTGGAGATCCAGTATGGTTATTTGTATTCTCTCATTCAAAAGAATGGGCAGATGCTGAATTTCAAGAAAGGATCTCTTGGGATAAGGATAGGTATCCTTGGAATCCAGGAGAAGCTTGGAAATTAAGGAAAGATTTATGGGAACAATTCTTGAACAAGGATGGTGAATTTGATTATACCTACTCTGAAAGGATATACCCAGTGTTGAGTAAAGTAATATCTCTGTTAAAAGGTGATAATGATACTCGAAAAGCTATCATACCAATCTTCGGTGGGGTTGGTGAATGTGATACTATGTATTACGATGGTAGTAGACGTATACCATGTTCCATGTATTATGATTTTCTTATTCGTCAGAATGGTAAGGGGGAAAAGGTATTACATATTTGCTATCACCAAAGAAGCTCAGATTTTATAATCCATTTCGGTAATGATGTATACCTTGCATGGAGACTTATGGAATATGTAGCTAAAGAGGTTGGAGTAAAATCTGGTTATCTGTATCACACCATAGATTCTCTTCATGCTTATAAGAAAGATTGGACAGCATTAGCTTCTAATCTAGAGGATTTACAAGAGAAATACTAATAATGAGGGATGTATCTACTACTGGTAGGTATGTCCCTTTTTCTATTTTAAAATATGGAGACACGGTATCATATTATAAAGAATAAGAAAGAGCTTAAGAAACTTATTGCTTGTTGTAAAGCAACTGGTTATGCTTGCTGCGACTACGAAACAAATGCAGAACCAATATACAATAGGAATTTTAAGCCAACTATACTCTCAGTATCCTGGATGCCAGGGTTTGGTGCTTCCATTCCTTTAGACCATTTCGAAACGAAAGATTATACTTCATCAGGTTGGAATTGGAAAAAGATGCTAAGGAAATTTGGGGAAGAGGTAATTGAGAATTATGACATTGTAAAAGTTGCATGGAACTGGAAGTTTGATGACCAGATTAATCAAAAGTATCATATCTATTATAGAGGTACATGCTTAGATGGTATGCTTGCTAAATACTTACTAAATGAGGAAAAACCCCATGACCTAAAATCAATGGTAAGAAGGTATTTGCCTGAGCATGGTAATTATGAGAAACAAGATGCTTTTGATAAAATACCTTGGGATAAAAAAGAATTAGACCCACTTTGCCATTATGGGTGTCAAGATACAGATTATACTCTTAGGTTAATGATATTCTTTGAGAAGAAGTTGGTGGATTTAGGTATGTATTCGGTATTCCGTAATTTATTCATGTGTAATTCACGAGTACTAACATCGGTAGAAAAGGAGGGTTTATATCTAGATACTGAGTTCAATAAAAAGCTTTTGGAAGAATATAAACCAAAAATAGATGCTGCTAGAGATGCAATATACGCTTTGCCAAGAGTAAAGAAATTCGAAAAGAAGTATAACCAAGAAAAGATTGATAAATATATTCAGTCTATTGAAGACGAACTTGAAGAGTTAGATTATAATGACCCAAAAGATAAACGGAAGATTGTATCAAGGGAACAGAAAATCTCAAATATCAAAGCAGGTATATTCACAACTAAAAAGGAACAAGAATTAATAAGGCCCATTAATTTGGGTAGCCCAGTTGATTTACCTGCATTGATGTATTCAGAAGATGGCTTTCATTTTGATGTGATTAAGGATAATGAATCTGGTAAACCAAGTACTGATGAAGAAACTCTTACTAACCTTAGGTTAACGATTAAAAAGCCAGATTCACCAAAGGCAATATTCCTTGATAAGCTTCTTGAATTACGAGGGTTAGAGAAAATGTATAAGACCTATATTTATGGATGGTGGGAAAAGGTACAAGATGATTCTAGATTACACGGTAGGTATAATATACATGGTACAGACTCTAATCGGTTTAGTTCTGCAGACCCAAATATGCAGCAGATACCAAAGACATCGGTAGACCCCAATATCAAGAAACAATTAGTTGCTCCTCCGGGATATTTATATATGGCATTTGACTACTCACAGGCAGAGTTAAGAATGATGGCTCATCTATCGGGTGATGAAACATATCTTGATGCTTTTGCAAAGGGGGCTGACCCTCACTTGGGTATAGCAGCAGCAAAATATGGAGTATCAATTGAGGAAGCCTCTAAAATATACGAAGATGAAAATCATCCTGACCATAAATTATGGAAGACTAGAAGAAAACAAGCTAAGCAAATTGCATTCGGTTTGATTTATGGTATTGGAGAAGCTTTACTTGCAGTAAAATTATCCGACCCAAAAGCTGGTATTATAGTTACTAAAGAAGAAGCCCATAAAGAAATGGCGGAGTTCTTTGAGAAACACCCAAAGATACTTAAGTTCAAAGAGAAGCAAGAGAAATTTCTTCGTAAGCATGGGTATTATACCCAGTTATTTGGTACTAAGAGAAGATTACCCCAGATATACTCAAACGACAAACAAGAAGTTGCTTATGCTATTCGTTTGGGACTTAATTTCCCATGTCAAGGTGCTGCAGCAAATATGACCAACTTCGGAGCTATTCTTGTTTATTGGTTAATGCGACAAGGTAAATTACCAATGATGAAAGAAGCTTGTACGGTACATGATGCAGTATATATGTATTCTAAACCAGAAGATATAAATACATGGACTGTATATACCATTTGGAATATCCTACGTAACCCAAGTACTAAGAAGTATTTCGGTTTTCAAGTAGATGACGTAACTCTATCAATGGATTTTACAATAGGCCGGTCTATGGCAGAAGAATTACCATTTATGCCCGGATATGATTATACTAGAATGTTAAAACCAGACTTTTCGGTAGAAGAGTATATGGAGGAATACCATAAGTTTAAGACTCGTAAAATTGGTAATTTTAGTGCAGCTTCACCAGAAGTATTTATGGAACTATATAAAAAGGAAATCCATAAATATCAACGAGAATATGAAAAATCGAGAAAAGGGTAATATACCCGGGTTTAGTAATTATTACATATCCCGTACTGGAAAATTATACTCGAAATTTACTGGTAGTTGGAAATTAGTAAAACCTGCTATGAAAGATAATGGTTATTTATCTAACTCTTTAGTAGGAGATGGTGGTAAACGGAAGAACTTTTATAGACACAGGTTAGTTGCTTCTATTTACATCCCTAACCCAAACAATTATCCTCAAGTATGTCATAAAAATAACAATCCAGAGGATAATCGGGTAGGTAATTTATATTGGGGTACAGCTAAGATGAATATGGGTCAGTGTATAGAAGATAAAAGATTCTATTTTGTTGGTAAAGAACGAGAACGTAAGGTAAATGTAGAATTATTAATTTCTAGGTATATAGAGGGTATACCAAGAAAAGATATACTAGAAGAATTCGGTATATCAACTGGAGTATTATATAAAATATTACGGTATAATAACATAAAACTAAGGAAATGAAGAAGATTTTAAACGGGCCCACGGTATGGAGGGCTAAATGCCCAGTATGTGATTGCGAATTTGAATATGATACCAGTGAAACTTTTGGGGTTTATAATAAATCTGGGGATATTTATAAGGTAGTACAATGCCCAAATTGTAAAACTAATTTAAAGCATTCGGATTCAGTATCTACCATTACAGAAGCGAAAAGAGAAGATACTATGTCTACATAAATAAATTAAATTTATGAGATTATGGCAACAGAAGAAGAGTTTAAAAAAGCAAGCCAATTAACTGCACTTACTTATATGGTAGCAGGATGCTTAAATTATTCCATAGAGAACTTGAATAAATATCTAGATGCCAAGAATTTACATATAAGTGGACCAGAGAAGATGTTATTCAATCGTATAAAATCCCAAATATCCCAACTTCAATCAAACCTTTATACCTTAGAGGATACGGCTTTTAAGGTAATGGCAAAAGATGAAGAGGGTAAATTAGCTTATGAGGACGCTACTCATATTTATTGGACAGCTTTCCTATTGTTATTAGATAGAGGAGGAACCGATTCTTTATGCGATTTGAGATTAATGGCTTTAGTAGATAAGTTAAGTGTATACAAGTCTCTTCTTAAGTTACCCGGTATGAAATTAGCTTATCAAACTGCTTTTGCTCAAGTTACTAAAGCGATCAGTAAAGGAGAATTTAGTAAAGAAGACTTTAAAAACCTATTGGAAGTTTATGAAGACAGAACTGAAAAAACTGAAGGTTAAGTTTGAAGGTAAAACCATCGAAATAGATATTCAAAAGGAATTGGCTATTAATGAAAATATAATCAATTCTCAGCTACGAGAGTCTCCTTCTAGTTATTATGTACTTTGTTCTCTTAGAGATAAATATATAAAAGAAAGGGATGCACTAGCAAGGGAAAAAGATGAAGCATATTCTGCTGCTTGGGTTTATATAAAGGATTCGAATGAGAGATTTAACAATGATTATGTATCTCATAAGGCAAATATAAATCCGAAATATAAATCACTATATCAAAGGTATTTGAAAGCTGTAGAGAAATCAAATAAGTTTATAGCTATATGTAGAGCTTATGAGTCACGAGAAAATATACTTCGTACTATTAATGCCAATCTTAGAAAAGGATAGAGATAACTATATTCAATTACATAACTAATTAATTAACATACAATTATGATTTACTCACTAAACTTCATTTCAACTATGGTAGCAGAGCTTTTTAATAAAACTCTACCTGGTTTACCAACAGAAAATCGGGTTTTGATATTATCTCCGAAAGATATTAACACAACCAAGTCCGGTATCATTATACCCGGAACTGTTTCTGAGGGAGTTCCCAGAAAGGGAGTAGTAGTTAAAAGAGGTACTATAACTGAAGAATATAAAACTTATACCGATCTTACGGAGGTTGGTAGAGTAGTTACTTACGGTATGTATGCTGGTAAAGAATTGGAATTTGAGATCAGACCGGATTGGCCAGAATCTGTAAAGAATATTCTAGAAAAGAATATCGTTACAGTGTTAAGTTTGAATGAGATCATCTATTCAGAGGCTAACAACAATTAAATTTTAAATATTATGGTAAAAGACAAAAAGAAAAAGCTTTCTTCAGAGGGTAGTTCTACTCGAGATAAGATGCTTGCAAGAAAGAAGAAATTAGAATCCAGAGGAAACGGAGGGGGATTAGTATATCCCAAAGAGGGAACACTTAGAATGAGAATTAAATCTCCAGGTGATGACCAAGAATTGGGTATAGAAATTGTTCAATTCTATTTGGGAGGAGATCTTGGAGGAGTAATATCTCCAGCTACTTTTGATGAACCATGCCCTTTCATGGAAAAATACCAGGAATTGAAAAGTTCTAAGGATGACGATGATAAGAACCTTGCTAAATTGATAGTACCTCGTAGAAGATATGTTATTGGCGGAATCGTTTATGACGATGAGAAAGGTACTAAAGTTGGATATGAAGGTAAGGATAAGGGAGTATTAGTACCATCATCTGTATATCAGGATATTATTGACCTTTACCTCGATGAAGACGAGGCCGGTGATATGACTGATTATAAAACTGGATATGATATTAAGATCAAGAGATCTGGTTCTGGTAAATTTGATACTACTTATTCTGCTACTCAGTGCAAACCTACTAAATTGGACAAGAAGTATCAGGGTCAATTGGATTTGGAATCCATAGTTCGTTCTCAAATTAAGTCCTATGAAGAACTAGAAGAGATTTTGGCAAAATTCTTAAAAGAAGATCATGGTGATGATGAGGACGAAGAACCAAAGAAAAAGAAGAAAAAGGGAATCCATAAGGATCACTATATGGAAGACGAAGAACCAAAGAAAAAGAAAAGAAAATATCGTTCAGATATCTAATTGGTGTTAGTAATTCATGTTTGTTGTTGGGTAGAGAGGGTAATTAGATTCGTTCGGTTATCCTCTCTTTTTATTTAAATACTTTACATTATGGCTAAGAAATCTAAGGTAGGCTTAAAGGTACCTACAAAAAATGAGATATTAAAAAAATATGGTGGGATGATGAGATTAGCTTCAGAAACTGTAGAATCTAATCTTTGGTTGCCTTCTACTTTCTTCTCTCTGAATTATACTTTTGGTGGAGGTATCCCATTTGGTAAAATCCTGGAGGTAGCCGGAGAAGAATCCTCTGGAAAATCCCTAATAGCTTATAATTTTGCCTATGCTTGTCAACAACTGGGCGGTCATGTAATATGGGTAGATGCTGAACAATCTTGGATGAACTCTTGGGCAGAAACTAATGGAGTAGATCCAGAAAAAGTTACAGTATTGAATGATACTCGTATAGAATATATATCTGATGCTGTAGCAGACTTAGCAATCTATTTGCGTTCACAATTAACTCATAATGAGCCGATTCTCTTAGTGATAGATTCTATTGCTGCTATGGACTGTGCAGATAACATAGATTCTAAAATGGTAGAGGGTAAAGCAGAAATGGGGGGTAGAGCTAAGGCATTATATAAATACTTCCGTATCAGAAGCGAGTTATTCTATAAACTGGGAGTTACACAGATTTATATCAACCAATTAAGAACTGCTCTAAATGTAGGGTTTGGAAAAGATAATACAACCACTACCGGTGGGGCTGCTCTTAAATTCTATGCTTCAATTAGAGCTGCTTTTTATTCAGGTAGAAGCATTACAGTAAAACAAAAGGGGAAGGAAAGGAAAGCTGGGAAGTTAGTTACTATTCGGCTTATTAAAAATAAAGTTGCTCCTCCAAGACCCACTATCAGTAAATGCCCAGTTTATTTTAATCCTAAGTTCCATGAAGTAGGGTTTGATAGATGTTATGCCCTTGAGGATGTATTGGTAGAAAATGACATTATCGAAAAATCCTCAGGTGGAGTATATAAGTTTAAAGGGAAAACCCTTGCAAGAGGAGAAGAGAAATTTCAAAAACTATTGGAAGAAGATGATGAACTTCGTCGTAAATTACTTCGTAAAGCTGAAATTAATACCATAGGTACCACTAGAAAGAAGATAGTAGCATTGACTACTAATTTATATTCAGTAGATGGAGTAGAATATGAATCCTATAATGATTCAGAGGACGAGGAGGAAGAGGATGAATAAAGAAGAAATAGAGAAGATTATCAAGGAATATCTTAAAGAGAATCTAAGATTAGAGACAAGGTTAGAATACTTAGATGAATATAGTAATCCAGAGAACTATATGGATGTTTACCTTGGTGACGAGAAAATACAGGAAGTTTCACTTAATTAGATTTTAGATGATAATGAAAACAAGCAATAATACTAATCAAGTTGGAGGTAACCATTACCAATTTGAGATTGAACCAGTACATTTAATGGTAAAGTATAACCTTAATTGGTTTCAGGGAGAAATATTAAAATACGTATCCAGACATACCAATAAGAATGGTAAACAAGATTTAGAAAAAGCCATACATATATGTGATATGGCAATAGACTTAAAACCGGCCATTGTTTCAAAAGTATCTTTATTAGAGAACGGAGAAGAATACTTTGAGACTTATATATCTCAGATGAGTATTTTGGATATGTTTAGAGGTTTAGATAGATCTATCTGGACTTATCAAAATGGTTTTGTAAAAGCTATAAAATATCTCCTATTAGGAGATTGGGTAAAATGTAGAGAAGCTATCTTTATTTTAAAAATGAGTTTCTATGAATAAGAAAAAAACTGTACTACTTATAGATGGTGAAAACATCTTGCATCAAAGTTTTCACAAGTTCGAGAAGCTGAAATCAACTGACGGTAAACCCAGTGGAGCAATATTTGGATTTTTCAAATCACTACACATGTATCTTACAAGGTTTGAATCAGACGAGGTTTATATTTCATTTGATAATGGGCATTCTCCAGTAAGGATGAAATTATTACCTAACTATAAGGGGCATCGGAAAAATATCTCAGTTGATTATGAATCTTTGCAAAGTCAAAAGGCAATCATAATGAAAATGCTGGGTATGCTAAGAATAAATTATATATTCGATAAGAATAATAATACTCTATATGAGGGAGATGATTTCTTAGCATACCTTGCAATCAAAAAATTCCAATCAGAAAAGATAATATTGATTTCTTCGGACAAGGATTTTAATCAGCTATTGAATAAGAATCTTCGAATATATAACCCAAGAAAAGATGAGATAATTCGATTAGAGAATTGTAAAGATCTATTTGGATATCATGCTCATGAGACTGTAGAATATCTAGCAATTGTGGGGGATACTTCCGATGATATTTCTGGATTTCCAGGTATAGGACCAGTGAAGGCAAGAAAAATCCTTGATGAAGGTAGAATTGAGAAATTTATTGCTCAAAGCAAGAATAAAGAGTATCTGAAGATATGGAGAAGAAATGAACAGTTAATAGACCTTTTCTGGTTCGTAAGGAATATTCCATTAGAGAAATTACCACTTAAATCGAAAAAGAAGTTTAAGTATGATAAGTTTAAAAAGATCTGTGTAGAATACTCTTTATCTTCATTCTTAACAGATCAGTTTATTGAACCATTTAAAGAATTACACCATGAGTAAGAGAATTATGTTTGTAGGCCCATCAGGAATTGGCAAAACAACTTTAGCAAAGTATATATCTGAGAAATATGGATTACCCTTTATTTCTGGTAGTATGACAGACCTATTACCTGCTACTAGAGATTTATCCCATATAGAGATATTATCTTTGGGATCAGAAGCCATGTATAAAGCTGATTTTCAATTATTGAATTTGAGGAACAAATTATTCAAGGATAAAGAGGAATTTGTTACTGATAGAAGTTATACCGATTTAGCTGCCTATTTTTGGTATAAACAATCGAAATCTCTCCCCGAATGTGAGATGGAACACTTTTTCTGTCAATGTCAAACATTAATGGAAATGCAATGTGATCTAGCTATATTTCTCCCTTTGAATCTAGAGAACTATAGAGGCTGGAATATAGAAGAGAACGGTAAAAGAATACTCAACAGGTACTTCCAGATTCAAATATCTTCCCTTATGAGTGAATTGCTTGCAAATTGGGAAGTACCCACTGTATGTCTATCAAGTTTGGATTTGGAAGAAAGAAAAGAACAAATCGATTATCATCTTAATAGGGTATGGAGAAACAGAAACAAGTAATAGCAATAGTATTCTCAGATTTGCATTTGAATATCTATGCTAAATTTAATGAGGATAATGAAAGAACCCTGAATCATTTCAGGGTTTTGTCGACTATACAGGGTTTATGTAAGAAGTATAATTGCCCAGCTTTATTTTGTGGAGATCTATTTCATAGGGCAGAATCTATGGATCAAGAATTATATGAGATATGTTACAGGGAATTTAATAAACTGGGTAATCTGAATATTTTAGCTATCTCCGGGAATCATGATATCAAGAAAGTAAGTAAGATTGGTATGCCACCTTTTAGTTGGCTTTATTTAGTAGAAAGGTATGGGTTAAAGATACTAGATTATGGGAAAACACCCTTATCTCTAACTCATAGGGATATTATGGTATATGGTTTACCCTATATAGATAATAATATCGGTTTAAGTGATCATCTAAAGAAGATTGAATTAGATAAACATAAAAAGAATATTCTTTTACTACACACTGATTATCCTGGTGCTAAGGATACGGATGGGAGAGAAATAAATTCAGTAGAAAATCTGAATGTGAATATCCTGAATAAATTTGATTTAGTATTATGTGGCCATATACATAAACCCCAAAGGTTATCAAAGAAGGTTTATATGATTGGGGCTCCTTTACAACAAAGGAGAACTGATAAAGATTGTAAACTTGGATATTGGAAACTTTATTCAGACCTATCCATGAAATTTGTAGAATTAAAGGGATTTCCGAGATTTGTTGATGTAGAATCCGAAGATGAGATTATAGATGATGGTAATTATTATACGGTATTACCTAAAAAATCTAGTATATCTGTAAATACTAACCATCAAATAACTAAGCAATTATCTAAGAAAGTACTAGCAAAAAGGTACCTAAAAGAGAAAGGTATTAAAGATGCGGTTAAAACTAAGCTACTAATTGAAACATTAAAAAAGGCCGAATCATGTTAACATTCACTACACTAAATGCCACAGGATTTTGTTCAATTGAAAATTTACACTTACAGCTAAATACTAACTGTACAGTATTAATTAAAGCAACTAATGGCAAAGGGAAGAGTTCTATCTTATCTTCATTAGTATGGGCATTATATGGTAAAAATCTAAAGGGAGTATCCAATGTGAATACTTGGGAATCAGTTAGACCTAAGGATTATCTGGGAACTATGGTAGAACTCTATTTTCAGAAAGATTCTCATTTGTTTAAGATAATTCGATGTCAGAAATATAAGGGAATCCTTGAGGATGGAGCAAAGGGGAACGATAGGCTTATATTCCTAAAAGATAATGAGTTAGTAAATGTAAAGGGAAAGAACCAAATCCAGGATGAAATTTGTAAAGAAGTGGGATTATCCTATACTCTGTTCATGAATTCTATAATGTTTGGTCAGGGTATAAAAAGATTAATACAAGAATCGAATTCTGATAAGAAAAAGATATTCGAAGAAGTATTTGATTTAGAGTTCTTAAACCTTGCAAAAGGAATTGCCCAACAAGATAAAAATAACCTAATATCAAGGGTAAATGAAATAGAACATCAATCCGAGTTACTTAAGAGAGAACTAGACACTAATAGGGAAGCTTACTTCGATTTAAGAGATAGAGAGAAATCATTCAAGCAAAAAATAAAAGAAGAGAAAAGGGAACTCAAGCAAGATAGAGAGAAGTTAACTAAACTCCTAATCGAAAAAAAGAAACAGATTAAGGATGAGGTAGATACTTCTCTTCAAGTTAAAATTAAAAGGCAAAACAATCTGATCCTGGATCTGAGGGGTAAAATAAAAGATGCCAAGAATTTATCTAATGTACCACTTAAGAAGGTAATTAAAGAGTTAGTAATACAGTTAGAATCTGGTCACTACAAACGTGCATTACGAGATGCTAAATCAATATATAAGGCATTCTCTGACCTTGATAAATACGATAAAGAATATCAAGAAGCCTTAGAAAGGTTGGAAGAACTCAGTAGTGTAAATGATAGATATAAGAAATTAAAATCTGATTGTGATGATATTGCTTCTGACATGGCTTCTATTGATGAAGATTTGGCTAAGCTCAAACAGGAAAAGCTTAAGGTTATGTCTCCCAAATATAAACAAAAGCTTAAAGAGATTAGGAAAAAATTACGTAAAGTTGATGAGGATTTTCACAATAAAGAATTAGAATTAGAGAACTACAATTGGTTGATAGATGATCCTCTAGGTAATAATGGCATAAAAGCTTATTTATTTGATTCTTCATTGGATAGGTTAAATTCTACTTTAGAGAAATATGCTCAGGTATTAGGATTTAGGATAGAGTTTACTATTGATCTGGGTACTGCTAGAAAGGATTTTGTTACTTTAATAGAAAGAGATGGGCAAATAATCGATTATGATGAACTATCAGGCGGAGAAAAACAAATTTGTAATATAGCAATGGCTTTTGCTATGAATGAAGCTCTTACTGCCTCTAAGGGTATTAATCTTGCTTTCCTTGATGAAGTATTCGAATCACTTAGCTCAGATAATATAGAAGTAGTAATTTCTCTTATACGACATACCTTTTCAGATAAAACCCTTTTCTTAATCACACATCATGATTCATTGCCTTTGAGTAATACTAAAATTCTGCAAGTTGAAAAAGTCAATGGCCTAAGTAGGTATCAATTACTATAAGGATATATAACCCTTAAAACAAGACAATGAACTTATGGCAAATAGTAAAAAGAAGGGCTCAAGATTTGAACTCAAAGTCTCAAAATGGTTTACTAAATGGACTTCTTTCAAATTCGGCAGAACACCTTATTCTGGTGCAAATCATCAGAGTAGGGATCTGTCTTCAGACGTTATGTGTCAGGATGAGAGACATGCCCACAGGTGTAAAATATCTGTAGAATGTAAAAACTACAAAGAGATTAAATTCGAACACATTCTCTTAGGTAATAAGGGGTGTGATATATTGAAATTCTGGGAACAAGCTTCTAAAGATGCTAAAAGAGCAAATAAAGTTCCTATATTATGTATGAGATATAACTCAATGCCCTCAGAAGAATTTTTCTTTGTAGTTGGTAAGAAATTTGCTCCGGTATTTTATAAGCCCATATTAGGAAACTGTAGTATCATGGTAATAGATATACCTAAGATAGATGAGATCCTTTATGTATTCATGGCTAGTGATATACTAAAGAATATCAGTTATAAGTTAGTACATAAACAAGCTAAGTTAATCCTTAAAAACTCTTAAAGATATGAAAAAACATACCCCTTATGTATACTGTATATTTTATATTGAGAAGAAATACTGCTTTCGAATCAATGAAGAATTGAAAGAGAAGGGGTATAAAAATATAAAAGCCATTATTCCAATGGTAAATGTATTAAAGAAAACTCACAAAGGCAAGATGCAATTCGAAGAAATACCTATTTTATTCAACTATGGCTTCATTAAAATGCCCAGTGAGTTTGCTTATTCTAGACCCTTTCTTAATAAACTAAAGAGAAATATTTCTGGTATAAGGACTTGGTTAAAAGCTACAGAGACTTTACATCCAAGAAAGAAAAAAGTTAGGATAGATAACTCAGAGGATTTCGATGATTTCTCTTTAGTAGCTACTTGTTCAAGAAAGGATGTTAGAAGATTTAAGAAATTAGCAAGAGAGAATAAGAAATACTCCGTTGAGGATATGATGAATATTCATCCTGGAGATTACTTAGTATTAAAGGGATACCCCTATGAGGGAGTGGATGCTACTGTGATAGATGTAGATTATAATAATAAGTTAGTGAAGCTATTGTTATATCCCGAATGTGGTAAGATGGAATTGAAATTACCATTTGATAATGTTCTGTACTCAGTATATCAAAACTGTGATCCAGATAAACTCTATGCTAATCAGCAAGAATTTGACCCAAATAAGATTACATCAGAAGCAATTGATAACATAATGGCGTATAGGAGAAATTGATATGAATGAATTTCAAAAGAAAGCATGGGACTGTTTAACCCAAAAAGAACAACAATCTCTGTTCCTTCAATTATCCGAAAATAAGTCATCTTGGGAAGCGGGTGAGATTTTAAAGTTGTCTCATTATAAGTATCTTGAAATCCGAGAAAGGTCTGAGAAGTTCTTTAGGCTTTTCTCGGATTTTTTTGAGAAAAGGACTTCTATATTCAGACCAGATTGCCCCTGTGAAAGGAATTTTCAAGATTATATAGAGGGATGCCTAGAAAAGAGATTAAAGAGAAGAGAAGCGGCTTTATATTCTGGTGATGCTGCTCAGATATTGCCCAAGGTGAATACTCATAATATAATGAGGAATATGAAAAGGTTAAGAGAATCAGAAGACCCCTGGGATCAGGATACTGTTAAGTTAATCTTTGAATATGATAGATGGAATAATTCTCGTATTCTTCCAAGAATGCTACAACAGCCATCTGCATTCAAAAGGAGATTGAATAAAAAGGATAAGATCTATATCAGATACCTTTTAAATAGAGTACCAGAATGGATGCACACTAAAGTAAAAGAAAGATTCCGATATAAAGTAAAACCTGGAAAGAAGAAATACTGGGTATGCTTAATATCTCAGGAATTATATACGGATGGTTATCTCTTACTCCCAGTAAGGCCTTTAGAGGAAGTAGTAAAAGAGTTTAGTAGATTTTACATGTATGTATTTGAAGAAAAAGATGATGCGGATACTTTTGGTTTTATGGTATCTAAATTCATGGATAAAACTGGAGATGTGAAATTAGGGCAAAAGTTTTGGCCAGAATATCGTTACTGTGTTCAAAAGGCAGTTAATTATAACCAGGTAAATAATATTGACTTTAACGTAAAGGTAATGGATGTTGCCTATAATGTTCATAAAACCAGAAAACCACGAAAACCCAAATCAACTGGTACCGAACGAGTGAATCCCCAGCTATTATATAAAAAATAGTGATATTAATTTTATATTTGAATTAATCTTTATATATTTGCATATCGAAAAAATTTAAAACACTTTTAAAGTATGGTAAAGAAGAAAAAAGATAAACCCGTTCCCTCTAAAGAGAAATCTAATTTTCTCGGAGCTGCAGGTAGGAATCAAACCTATCGGGACTTAAAAAGAAAAGCAGTTATATTGGGAATGCCTTTTCCTGATGCTTGTTCTGCTTCAGTATTCCAATTAATCAATTGGATAAATACTTCAGAAGAGAAACCAAACAAACATCTTATTAATGAATATGATGATTGGGTGGATAGGCAACTAGAAACTGCAGGATTAGCAAAAGATGATCCCCTAAGAAGTTCAAAATTAAGACTTGGCTTTTTGGGAGAAGAAGGAGAAGATGGAAAAAGAAAAACAAGAAGAGTATCTGGAATAAAGAAACCCAGAGAAAAGAAACCACCCAGAGAAAGGGATGAATTTAACCTCATAAAGGGTACTAAAAAATCCTACGTATGGGAATTAACTTCAAAGGGGTACGAATTAGAGAGAATAATTCGAAGAATGAAAAAGAAATTCCCAGAAGCAAACGAGAAATCTATAAATCTTTGGTACCGTACTGCAAAAAGGAAACTGAATGGTAAAGATAAAGGAAAGTAGTAGGGAAGAGATAAAACCCGATCGGTATTATTTTTGGACTTGGAGACCAGATACTACCAATAAATATATAACCGAAAAGAAATTATATCGGAAGCATCTTACTTCTATCCCCTATTTTACTAGATCCCATATAAAGAGAACTCTGATTTACCTTTATGGAGTAGATGTTCTTCAATATATTCATATTATCTCAGGTAGGAAACTCCTAAGGCAAGGCATTAAGAAAGCCCAAGATATGAATGGGAAGAATCACTTTAAAGGAACTACAAAATTTTACTTTAAGGGTAAATTAGTAAAAGCTAGGAAGTTTATTATACCAGACGAATATAGGGTTGATAAACATAGAAGAAGACGATTCATGATACAGATGCACAGAGTTTTTCATTCTAAGGGTAAACAAGAATTTGATAAAAGGTATGCGAGAAAATTATATGGACAACGGCAAGGGATCTCTGCCCAAGCAATTAAACGAAAGAGAATACAGGTCCGTAATTCTATCTTACAGAATCTACAATAGATTACCTCAAAATGAGAAAGTAGGATTTGATCGGAACTTTCTTAATTACCCTCCCTTAATTGGGTCATTAGCCCTTTTCTTATGGAAATACTACCAAGGGAGGGTAAAGATGCAAAAGATACTTTTCATAAAAGCCCAGAGGGATCTATTAGATTTATTCGATAAGGCAAATACTAAATTTGTGGGGTATCTTCCAAAAGAAAGGTTTCTTAAGAAAGCTCTTTTATTTCAAGGCTTTGTATCTTTAGAAAAAGTTAAAATTCGAAAAGCTTATGCTTATATAATGACCAATCGGATGATAGAAAATCAAATATGGGTCTACCCAATTCGATTAGCTGATAACTATAAAACAATGAAAAAAGGGAAATACAAATTTTATACCGAATGCTTCGGAAAGGTTGGTATTCCCGGAATAACTAAAATTAAATATAGCTATGAATGATATACCTCAAATTTTTAAGAGAAAGGATTTTGACCCTTATCAAGGAAAAGTCTTTAAGATAGCTACTTATCAAGGAGATAAAATTCTTAGTAGTCAAGAAGTAAATATCACTTCTAAAGAACAGTTAAATACAGTTCTTGAAGATATAACACAATTTAATACTGCTCAGGAGGAATTATTAAACTCTGGGTATGTTAAGCTTATAAAACGGAAACGATTAATCACAGTTTAATTAATTATATTATTAACCAACTTAAACATTACGAAAATGGCTAAGAAGAAAAAAGAAGTAGAACTGAAAGAAGTTTCTAGAACAGAAGTAAATGGTACAATTATTATCAAGTACGAAGATGGCTCAATCAAAATCATTCCGGCTCCGATTGCTTTGACTGCCGAGGAAGCAGAAGACCTTTTCGGTTCTGAATCAGAGGAAGAGGAAGAGGAAGAGGAAGAGGATGAGGAAGAGGATGAAGAAGAGGATGAAGAAGAAGATGAAGAAGAAGAAGATGAAGAAGAAGATGAAGATGAAGAAGAAGAAGATGAAGAAGAAGATGAAGAAGAAGATTTGACCGGTGAGGCTCTTG